TGTAGACCCCTTCGTAGAAGGTACAGCCCCGTCGATACGACATAAACAACCTGGAGACGCTGCAAGGCTTCTTTTGGGGCCTTCAAAAGTACGGCGAGTTTTATGCTGAAGTTCGATCCTGTGAATATGCCCATGAATGATGCTCGTCCTTTCATCGTCAACAACCGCTTTAACCGTTGAGCCTCTGCTTCGTGTTGTGTGTCCATGTATACAAGCTATGTTTTGATTGATCCAGTAAATACCCGCTGGATAACCGCCTACATACTCGACTTTCAAATGATCTTCATTCAACCGTAATAAGAATGGCACTGACATAACTGGCCAGTCTTCGGGGACTTGAGCCCTCTTAAGATGTAAAGCCGCTGCTGTGTTAGCAGTAACTGACTTCTGTAATCTACGGTCATGGTTGCCTTCTAATAAAACTATGTGTGCTTTAGGGGCATTAGCTCTTTGTTCGCATAAGAACTGGTGACCACGATCAATACCTGCTTGTGTAGTTTTAGCGAAAGCAGGTTCCATCTCGAATCTTCCAAATTCTGCAAAATCTAAAAAATCCCCCAAGTTGACTATGGTGTCTACTTTGTCGAGAGAAGCAAGAATTTTTAATGCCACATTCATAGACACTTCGTCATGGAAAGCATCCATCGAACCATCTTCAAACATGCGGAAACCAATTTGAGGGTCAGGTAAAATTACAGCAGTTTTATACTTCGATCGGGTGGTTTTAGCTTTTGGTTTATGCCTAATCGAAACGGGAGCTGCCTGTTGGACAACTGGCCATTCAGGGCCATTGACCCAAGCAGGATTAATTACTACAGAAACCCCACCAAGATCATGGATCTCTGCTTCGCCTTCCTCATTCTTTGTGAGACCCTGCCATTCAGAGATACGGACTTTCTCAACAGTCCCTATTTCCTCGGCTTCTATTCCAGAGCGTTCGAGAAGGTCAGCGATTTTCCCTAAACGGGATTTAGCTAATTCCTCTTTAAAGGCTTCGCTCATCGACTCTGCCCATGTCGCCAATTCCGTACAGCCCCAGCAGACACTATATGTCCATGAGAGGACAAGACTCTAGCCACAGTTATGTGGGCTATGTCAGTGTCATCAAGAGCTGCTCTTAAAGATTTAGCTTCGTCTTCAGGCATATCTTCAAGGATTAAATCAATCTTAAATTTTTGCCAATTAGGGGAATCGTAACTCTGCATTTCCGCATAAAAGTCAGTCACAATAGGGCTCCTTTCGCGTCACCACGCTCGGTACCCCTATTGTAACCTACATCGTCATCTAATACGGTGACGGTAGCGTCACCTATGCGTTATTCTCCTAAATCAGAGTAAGTAACTAAGTCTTGGAACTCACGAAGTTCAGCAAGATCAATGCTATCTAGGACACTTTTAGCGTCTTCAATGACTTCATCCACTGTTTCTTCTGTAATGGACTCGTCAGCTTTTTCTGCTTCTTCTTCTGCTGGTTCTTCAGCTGGCTTTTTAGCCGCTGGTTTTTTAGCAGGCTTTTCAGAGTTGCCTGCTGGTGTTCCTTCAACTTCCATTTCTGCTGGAGTGTTAGTTCCACCATGTGAAAGGTTCTCTACAACCTCTGGTGCATCTTCGCCTGCGCCTTCTGCACGTTCACTTGATTCAGGAGCAGTGTTTGAGAAACCTGCGGTGTCTCCTGCCTTCCCCTCAAGCTGGTCTAGTTGTTCTGACAGAGTATTCAAGGTTGTAATAGCATCTTGAATGACTGACTGAGCCGTGCTATTAGCACTGGCTTCTGTCTCAGCCGTCTCTAGTGTGATTTCGGCTTCGTCAGCCATAATGTCCTCCAAACTGGACTTGATTTCTACTATCTCGGCACCCTTTTCTATAAGAGCGTCTATTTCTGCAAAGTCAAAATCTGAATAAGTTTCTTTTAATTGCATTATCTCATCCACAAATTGATCTGACTTCAGTTCAGGTGGATTGTTTTCTCCACCTTCACGATAATGACGGGCTAGGTGATTGTAAACACCTTTACGGTCATTACCTCTTAAAGTGGTACCCCTACGGGAACCATTTAAAGAACCTACGCCTTCGCGTAATCCACCTAAAGCAGCAGCACCGGCTTTACCATCGCTGTTGACATAATGGTGGATATAGGAATAATTAGTTTTGTAATTCGGGTCTTCGCCTGTTTTATGAAAAGCAAAAATATTTGAATAATATGCTTTATCTGCCGGAGAGCGCACATTTTTGTACATGGCAGGTTTCCACGGGCGATCATCTGCGAAACCAACTGCGTGACTCCTGATTGGCCCTTTACTGTCCTCAAATCCTTCTTCTGTTGTTTCTTCAGAAAAAGTATCTTCTTTCACTGAGACAGTCCTAGTACCAGGGGCTGCACCAAATAGTACGGGTGAATATTCGTACCATTCGAGTTGCTTAATATGGCGAATGCCTTCTTCGCCTTTCATCTCTGAACCGCCTTCAGGCACTGAATAGCCAATCGACCATTCTTGTTCTTGCCCAAAGAATTTAATGTCTTCGTAAGCTTCACGACCTCTTGTTGTGTTGAGGTTGAACTTCATTTTCACAAGAACACCACCAGCGTCTTGCTCTCTTAAATGGTTAGGAAGGCGATCATCACCAGGTGCAAGTTCGATTGCTGAAAGTGTTTTAGCAATAGGGATGGTTGTGTCATGTGACCAAACGCCTTTTGGCACACGTTTGCCTAGAGTCTGTTCATAAGCACCTGGTTCTATTACATCTTTAACATTGTCAACAATGTTTGTAACCGAAACAACTGCTTGGACAGTGCCTTCTGCATCGTCAATTGCTTTTGCTTCTACTCCGACTTGTTTAGATTCTAGTTCCACTGTGCCTCCTGAGACTTATGTCACTAGATTATGTCGGTTTACCCTGAACGTGGGGGAGCGTTAAGAGAAACTATACAGTTTCTTCTATTCTGCCGTATTCTAAAAGCCCAACTGGGTTAGGAGTATTAGTAAACATCATCGAACAACGACAATTAGCTGTTTCTTTAATAGATGCCGACTGGTCACCAGGGTGCATCATCCGATAACCACCCACCAAAAATGGCTCTTCTATCGGTCTAGCTTGCCCATCAGCGCCTGTATGTGTGGCTCTAACCTTCTCATCTTCCATACTCAACCACACTTTGTACCGATAACCAGCGTTGATAGCGCCTATCCGCTGTCCTTCATTAACCCCGAAAACAACAGTGTTATTGGCTATTAAGCGGGCTCTTTGTTTCATAGCTTTTGAATATACCTCTTCTATATCCTTAGCTATATCATCTACAGAACGTCCTGCACCAAGACCATCATTAATTATTTCTTCCAACTGTTTCTTAGTGGTGAAATTAATTTCTCCGAACTTAGCTACACCAGCTGCCAAAGCTATCAAAATCAAATCGTCATCATCTTCATCCTGTTTAGTCCCAGAAATCATAGCTACCTCACGGCTACCATCAATTAAAAGAGACATAATAAATGTTTTAGCATCAGCAGTTAATTGCCTGTCCCATGTAGGGATGTCCAAAATATCATTTACACCAACAGAAACACCCTTGTTGACTTTCTCACGAATCTTTCTTGACTTCCATTTCTCCAAAACAACCCTTCGTTGCCTCTGAAAAAAAGCGCCCATTTGTATAGCTATCGAATCTGCAAGACGTTCCATTTGTTGAGACTGTCGTCTACGCATAACATCCGCCTCTTTAGTGTCAATCCACACATCCCCATATTGGAAACCCCACGGGTCTTCTTCAGCTAAAGGGTCAGACTTCCTACCCTCCATGCCTTCTTCTTGTATGGCTATCAATTTCTGTTCTTCAGACAAACCATCCAACAAAGAAGCTGCAACTGATGTAGGAACAGTAGCAGTTGGTTCAGCGGGAGGATTAACGATTGCTGTTTGAGGTTGAGTTGTATCCACATCATCAGGTTCGTCAATGTTAGGTGGCTCAAAATCACTAGATGGTGATTCCCCATCTGCCACTGCTTGACCCACAGGCATCAAATTGCCTTGTATGTAAATAAGATCAGCTCCAACAGGATCACGCCCTACCTTCTGACGGTATTCGTCAATAGATATTGCTCCGAACTTGAGTTCTTCAAGATGAAACGCTGCTCTTTCCCTCTCATCTCTGGAGAGAATCGCAACATCTTCAAGATTGAACTTAACTGTCAGATCCTCTGACCCATCTAAACGATCAAAGGCTTTCTCAATCAGCATCAAGTGAGGGAGCATCGTTTCACGCCAGAACACCTCAAGTTCAGTGTCAGCATTCGAGAATGTCCGATCAGCGGCATTACCGATAACTGATTCAGGGACACCGAACGCCATCAAGATTTCTTCTTTGGCTAATTGCTTTGTTTCTGTGTACTGAGCATCACGTTGAGCCATTGAAGTGTCAATCCATTTCGCTTGCTCGGCTTCCATGATTGTCATACGACCAGCACCACCAAGAGCAGAGCCTGTGTTGCCGATAAATCTACGACGGATTTCATCTGCCGCATCGTCATCCAACTCGCCGTTAACCATGAGGATACCACCAGGGCGACCATCGTTAACCATGAAGTTTCTGTTATAGATACGAGAGTAATAGTCGATGTCTATAGCTAAACCGCATGATTCTAAGGGTGATTGCCCCCTGTAAGGATCAGTAGGGTGAGGGATTCGCACCCAAACAACATCTTCCGGATTGACAATACGTTCTTTATTGTTAGGGACTTGAACCGAATAACCTGCAACAAACTTTTTAGGATCAGGAATCGGGTAAGTCCAATTAGGAGGCAAAAGATACAAACCAGTGACGTTATCAAGACGATCTTTAACTACTTCTACGAACGCTCCTCTTTTAGAAAGAAGAACCTGAGAAGAAAGCTGAAACCTGAAATTGTAAGCATCATGGTGTGGATTTGTCTTCCTGTTAAG